ATGAGCGATACCCTGACCACCGCCAAAGCTCCGCCTGCGCCCGTCGACCTGCTGGCGAAGTTCGATCCGATCATCCAGACCCGCGAACAATTGCTGGCTGCGGGCGTGGAGGATCCGTTCAACCTCGTGATGGAGCAGGTGCTCTCGCCCACCCGCGCGATCTGCAACGGGCGCGACACGATCCTGCTCGGCACCTACAACTACATGGGCATGACCTTCGACGATGATGTCATCGCTGCGGGCAAGCAGGCGATGGAAGACTTCGGCGCAGGCACGACCGGCAGCCGCGTGCTCAACGGCACCTTCCGCGATCACCGCGATGTTGAGGCCGCGCTGCGCGACTTCTATGACATGGACCACGCGATGGTGTTCTCCACCGGCTACCAGGCCAACCTCGGGATCATCTCGACCTTGGCGGGCAAGGGCGACTACATCATCCTCGACATCGACAGTCACGCCTCGATCTGGGACGGCTGCAAGATGGGCGATGCCGAAGTCGTGCCGTTCAAGCACAACGACGTCGAAGCCCTCGAAAAGCGGCTGAAACGCGTGCCTGAAGGCGCGGGCAAACTGGTGGTGCTCGAAGGCGTCTATTCGATGATGGGCGATGTCGCTCCGCTCAAGGAAATGGTCGAGATTTCCAAGCGCCACGGCGCGATGGTGCTGGTCGACGAGGCACATTCGATGGGCTTCATCGGCGAACATGGCCGCGGCGTGGCCGAAGAACAGGGCGTGCTCGACCAGGTCGATTTCATCATCGGCACCTTCTCCAAGAGCGTCGGGACGGTCGGCGGCTTCTGTGTCTCGAACCATTCCAAGTTCGAAGTGCTGCGGCTGGTGTGCCGACCCTATGTCTTCACCGCTGCCTTGCCCCCGAGCGTGATGGCCAGCTCCGCCGCATCGATCCGCAAGCTGATGCATGGGGGCAACAAGCGCGCCCACCTGTGGGAGAACAGCCGCACCCTGCACAAGGGTCTGCGCGATCTCGGCTTCCAGCTTGGTACGGAGACCCCGCAAAGCGCGATCATCGCCGTCATCATGCCCGATCTCGAAAAGGGCGCGATGATGTGGGAGGCGCTGCTGAAGGAAGGTCTCTACGTCAACCTTGCGCGTCCCCCGGCGACCCCGGCCGGCATGACCCTGCTGCGCTGCTCGCTGTGCGCGGAACACTCCGCAGAGCAGGTGCAGACCATCCTCGGGATGTTTGAGCGCGCGGGCAAGGCGATCGGCATCATCTGAGCGCAGCCGGGCGCTGGCCCGGCCTCAATGGAGGCTGATGATCCCGTCGACGGCCCGCCATTCCTGCGGGCCGATCAGATGCTTGTGCGCTACCCGCACCGAATGCAGCACCGCATCGATCTCGCGCCGCCAGAAGGCGAGGAAGCGATCGAGCTCGGGAAACTGGGGCGCGACATCATATTGCTGCATCACGAACTGCTGCAGCAGGCTGCGGTGATCGGGCATAAAGTAGTGGATCTCGACGGTGGACAGGCCATAGCCCTGCATCTGGGCGAGAAACGCGCGATCGGCCATCAACTCTCCTCCTGTAATCATTGAAGAAAGCTTGAGCGGAAATTTCGCATGAATCGAACGCCAGTCAATTCCTGATCGAAATTCTCTTGCGAATTGCCGCTTGCGGCCAGTGACAGTCGCCCCCTCAAAATAACCCATCTGGTTATTTTGTGTTGACACCGTGACGCTCTTTGGTTAGGAAAAGGCATCATCGAAAATTTGCGATTCGCCCGGGGGCGGCTCTCCACCAGGAGCGCCGCCCTTCCTGCGTTTGCCAAGGGAGAATGCAGATGGCTGGCACCCGAACCCATCATGCAGACGGTGCGGCGAGCGCGCAGGAACGCCCCGTGCAACGTCACTGGCGCAACCTGTTCATCGAACGCCTCGCCGAAACCTCGAACGTTGCAGAGGCCGCCGCCCATGCCGGGGTCGCGCCCTCCCGGGCCTACCAAGCCCGACGCAACGAAGCCGAATTCGCGCGACTCTGGCTCGCCGCATTGGCCGAGGGTTACCTTCATCTCGAAATGGACCTCGTAAGACGTCTGCGCGAAGGCGATGGCCTTGCGGCCGACGGGCAGAAGTTCGACTTCGCCAATGCGATCCGCCTGCTGGCAGCGCACCGCGGGACCACGGGCAACGGACAGATCCCCGAACGCTTCGTCAGCGCCGCCGAGGTGCGCGCCTCGATCGACCGCAAGATCGAGGACATCCGCCGGCGCATGGAGAGAACCAGGCAGGCCGGAGAAGCTGCCTGATGACAGAGCCGTACAACTGGCTCCTCAAAGCGCAGGGCAAGGTCCGCGCCAAGCTGGTCGCAAGGCTCAGCCAAGACGAGAAGAACGACTTCGACTACCTGTGGGACTACACCGCCCGCGAGGAGCAGTTGCCGCCGCCGGGTGACTGGCGCGTGTGGATGATCATGGCGGGGCGCGGCTTTGGCAAAACACGCGCAGGAGCCGAGTGGGTCCGGATGATCGCCGAAGCCAACCCCGATGCCCGGATCGCGCTCATCTCCTCCTCGCTCGCCGAAGCGCGCGCGGTGATGGTGGAGGGAGAAAGCGGGCTGCTGGCGATCTGTCGCCCGCGCCACCGCCCGCATTTCGAACCCTCGCTGCACCGCATCCGGTTTGCCAATGGCGCACGGGCCCAGCTGTTCTCGGCAGCTGAGCCGGAAAGCCTGCGCGGGCCGCAGCATAGCCATGCGTGGTGCGACGAGATCGGCAAATGGCCGCTGGCCCATGACCGGGCCACCCGTTGCTGGGACAATATGCTGCTAGGCCTGCGGCTGGGAAAGGATCCGCGCGTCATCGTCACCACAACGCCGCGCGCGGTCCCCCTGGTGCAGCGGCTCGTAGGACAAGAGGCCTCGGGCGAAATTGTCATCACGCGCGGCTCGACACAGGACAATGCGAACAACCTGCCGCCACGTTTTCTCGAAGCGCTCGCCAGCGAATTCGGCGAGAGCCAGCTCGCCCGCCAGGAAATCGGCGGCGAACTGCTGACCGATATCGAGGGCGCCTTGTGGACCCGTGCTCTGCTTGAGGAGAGCCGCGCCGGACCGGACGCGGCCGGCGATGCAAGTCATGTGCGGGTCGTGGTGGCGGTTGATCCGCCTGCGGGCGTCAATGGCGACGAATGCGGAATCATCGTTGCCGCACTCGACAGGAACGGAATAGCGCGTGTGCTCGCCGACTGCTCGGTTGCGGGCGCCACTCCGGATGTCTGGGCTGCGCGGGTTGCCAAGGCGGCGCAGGAATGGGGCGCCGACCGAGTGGTCGCCGAAGCCAATCAGGGCGGCGCCATGGTCGAGAGCGTGCTGCGCGCGGCCGATCAATGCCTTCCGATCCGATTGGTTCATGCGAGCCGCGGCAAGATCGCCCGCGCCGAGCCGGTCGCCGCGCTCTATGCAGCCGGAAAGGTGCGCCACTGCGGGACCTTCGCCCAGCTCGAAGATCAGCTGTGCGCATTGCTGGTCGGCGGCACCTATGCCGGGCCGGGCCGCAGTCCCGACCGCGCCGATGCGCTGGTGTGGGCGCTGACCGAACTGATGCTTGGCCGGAGCGCCCGGCCCCGGCTGGTGCGTTTCGACTGACACGTCCCAACGCCGCCAGAAAAGAGGAAACGTCATGCCCTTGCTCGACATTCTCCGCTCCGCCTTCAAGGGCGGGGCGCGAAACCGCGTGCCGCTTGCGTCGGGAGTCGTGACCGGCTGGATCCCGGTGTCCGAGTGCAGCTTCGATACCGGCGGCTACGACTACCAACGCGCCGTCGAGGAGAGCTTTCTGGCCAATCCGATCGCCCAGCGATCGATCCGCATTGTCGCAGAAGGCGTGGGGCAGGCACCGCTCGCCTGCAGCGATCCGCGCCTCGCCGCGCTGGTCAACGCCACGAGCGCCGGCCAATCGCTGATCGAAACCGTGGCCGCCCACCTGCTGCTCCACGGCAACGGCTATGTGCAGATTATCAAGGACGCCGCCGGAGTGCCGGTCGAGCTGTTCGCACTCCGGCCCGACCGGGTGATGGTAGTGACAGGTCCCGACGGCTGGCCCTGCGCCTACGATTACACGGTCCAGGGCAACCGGATGCGCATTCCAGTGGAAGACGAGGACGGCTGGCCCGCGATCATCCCGATCCGGGCGATGCATCCGCTCGAGGATCACCGCGGTGCCAGCGCGCTCGAGGCTGCATACCAGGCGGTGAAGATTCACAATCTCGCTGCCCGCTGGAACCGCTCGCTGCTCGAAAATGCCGCCCGGCCCTCGGGCGCGCTCGTCTACGAGACCGGCGACGGCATGGGGCTCACCCACGAGCAGTTCGAGCGGCTCAAACGCGAACTCGATCTCGCCTTCTCCGGTGCCGCCAGTGCCGGACGGCCGATGCTGCTCGATGGCGGGCTCAAGTGGCAGAGCATGGCGCTCTCACCCGCCGACATGGATTTCGCCACGCTCAAAAGCGCGGCAGCGCGCGACATCGCGCTCGCCTTCGGGGTGCCGCCGATGCTGCTCGGGCTACCGGGCGACAACACTTACGCAAACTACCGCGAGGCCAACCGCGCGCTTTGGCGGCTCACTCTGCTGCCGCTCGCTGAAAAGCTCTTTTCTGCCCTGCGCGAAGGCCTCGCGCCGTGGTTTCCCGATGGCCAGCTGGGGATCGATCTCGATCGCGTGCCGGCTCTGTCCGAGGACCGCGAGCGGCTGTGGTCGCAGGTCTCCGAAGCCGATTTCCTGAGCCGCGCCGAAAAGCGCCAGATGCTGGGCCTGAGCCCCCAGGAGACTGCCCAATGAGCCGCGAAGACATCCTCGCCAACCTGATGGCCCAAGCACGAAATGAAGGGGCCGAGCTCGTCACCCTGCGGGCGATCGTTGAGGAAACCAGCGCGCTTGCCACCGATCGCGTGCTGCAGCGCCTCGGCCTGGGCGATGCCGGGGCAGAGGGCGATCTGATGGAGCTGCGCGAGCTCTTGCGCGCCTGGCGCGATGCCAAGACCAGCGCGTGGAAGGCGCTGGTCGAATGGATCATCCGCGGTGCTCTTGCCCTGCTTCTGATCGGCATCGCCGTCCGGCTCGGCGCGTGGGACAGAATGTGAGCCCGCGCACCCCCGCCCCGCTCCGCTTCGCCGGCTATGCCGCGCTGTTCGACATCGCCGATGCCGGACGCGACACCATCCGGCGCGGTGCCTTCGCCCGAACTCTCGCCGAGCGTAGCACGCCGCTGCCGCTCTACTGGCAACACCGCCCCGACCAGCCCATCGGCATAATCGAAAAGATCGCCGAGGATGAACGCGGCCTCAGAGTGATCGCCCGGATCGAAAAGCCCGACAGCCGCGCTGCGATGCTACTCGCCCGGCGTCAGGTGGACGGTCTCAGCTTCGGCTTTCGTGCGCGGTCCTCGCGGCGCAGTGATGCCGGGCGCGAATTGCTCGACATCGAGCTGTTCGAGGTGAGCCTCGTCACTCACCCCCTACAGCACGGAGCGCGAGTGCATCTCGTGATCTGACCGGCACAGACACCGGCACAATCCACCCATTTCCACCGGCCGCCACTGGGGCGGCCTTTTTTTCCGCCCAACCGAAAGGCCTCTGCCCCATGGACAATACCTCGACGTCCCCCACTGCCACCACCGCATCGACCGATCCGCTCGACGCAAGCTTCGACATCATCGCCCGCCAGGACAAAGCCGAAGCCGACATCGCCGCCCTGCGCGGCGATGTGGACGAGGTGAAGTCGCGCCTCGACAAGGTCGCCCGCGCCGCATCGCGTCCGGCCATCGGCGGGGCGCAGGCAAGCGACGGACCGGAAGTCAAAGGCTTCGTGGACGGCTATCTGCGCCGCGGCCGCGAGGTCGAGCTCAAGTCGATCAGCGGAGTCAATCCCGCCGATGGCGGATATGCCGTGCCGCGCCGGATCGACGCGATGATCGCCACCCAGCTGCTCGACACCAGTCCGATCCGGGCAATCGCGCAGGTGGTGCAGACCGGCACGGCGGGCTACCGCAAGCTGGTCGCGACCGGCGGCACCGCATCGGGCTGGGTCAGCGAGACGGCTCCGCGTCCCGAAACGGCCTCGACCAAGTTCGCCGAAATCGCTCCGCCCTCGGGCGATCTCTACGCCAATCCGGCGGCAAGCCAGGCGATGCTCGACGATGCCGCGTTCGACATCGAGACCTGGCTTGCCAACGAGATCGCGCTCGAATTCGCTCGCGCCGAAGGCTCGGCCTTCGTCAATGGCACCGGAACCAACCAGCCGGAAGGCTTTCTCACCGCACCCAAGGCGACTGCCGAAGACGGCGTGCGGACCTTCGGGACGCTGCAATATCTCGGCTCGGGCAACGCGACCGGCCTCGGGACCGCGCTCGATGCCAAGCTGATCGACCTGATCCATTCGCTCAAGTCCGGCCATCGCCAGGGCGCATGCTTCGTGATGAACTCGACGACGCTCGCAAGCGTCCGCAAGCTCAAGACTGCAGACGGAGCCTTCCTGTGGCAGCCGGGCCTCGTCGAGGGCCAGCCCGACCGGCTGCTGGGCTATCCGGTAATCGAGGCCGAGGATATGCCCGATGTCGCTGGTGGAGCCTTCCCGATCGCCTTCGGCAACTTCCGCCAAGGCTACCTGATCGCCGAGCACAGCGCGACCCGGGTGTTGCGCGATCCTTTCACCAACAAGCCGTTCGTCCATTTCTACGCGACCAAGCGAATCGGCGGCAAGGTGCTGGATTCCAACGCCATCAAGCTGCTCAAGATCGAAGCCTAGGCAGCCCGCCAGGCTTCGCAGTCCCGGCACGGTCGAGCGCCTGAGCTCCCGTGCCGGCAACTCGCGCCCGCATCGCCGCAGGCCATCCCCCTGCCTGCCCCGGCGATGCGGGCGCACCTTGTTTTGACGAAAAGTGGGAGACCCCGCGATGCAGCGGACAATCGTGCAGCCCCCGGTGATCGGCGATGCTGCGCTGGCGGAACTGAAGCACTGGCTCGCGATCAGCCGCCCCGACGAGGACGCTGCGCTCACGCGGCTGCTCGAAACCAGCGTGACCATCTGCGAGGCCTTCACCGGCCAGTCGCCGCTGCGTCAGACGGTCGAGGAAGTGATCGACCTCGATGCCGACTGGCACGAGCTGACGTCCCGCCCGGTCCAGTCGCTCCTTGCGGCCGCGATCATCGCCGATGATGGCAGCCGGACGCCGCTCGATCAACCTGGCTATTCGGTGGAACTGCGCGCGGCGGGAAGCGCCTGCGTGCGCCTGTTGCAACCGCTGGAGGGCCGTGCCGTGGCTCTCCAGCTCAGCGTCGGGATCGCCGTCAGCTGGGAGTCGCTTCCCCCGCCGCTCGCGCAGGGCATCATTCGGCTCGCCGCGCACCACTATCGCGACCGCGACAGCAAGGCCAGTGCGGTTCCGCCGGCGAGCGTCACCGCCCTCTGGCGGCCGTGGCGTCAGGCGCGGCTCCGATGATCCGCATCCGTCCGCCCGGGGCCGATCTGGTCCGGCGGCTGCGACTGCGGGCCGAAGGCATTGCCGAACGCCATCTGCGCAATCTGCGCCGCCAGAGCCGTCGGGGCAGCCATCAGTGGCGCTCGGCGACCACTCTCTGGCCTGACTTCACCGATGATAACCCGAGGGACTGAGCGCCATGGAGAATGATTTGCGCGCTGCCCTGATCACCTGGCTGCGCTCCGACCCGGCGCTGGCGGGAATCAATGCGATCGAAGAAGAGAGCCCACTCAGCACCAGCCCGCCCTGGCTCGGCATCGCCGCGAGCGCCTCGATCGACTGGGGCACCAAGGACCGGGCCGGCCGGGAGACGCGGATCGCGCTCGAACTCGAGACCCGCACCGATCTGACGGGCGGCGACGCGGCACTGCTTGCGGCGATCGAACGACGGATCCTCACCCTGCCAATCCTCCAGTCCGGGTTTGAAGTGGCCTCGATCCGCTTCCTGCGTTCGCGCAGCGAGGCGCGCGACGACAACCGCCGGGCCGCCCTGCTGGAATTCCGCTTCCGCATTCTCGCCCCCATCACGGAGTAAGCCCATGCCTGCACAATCCGGTTCTGCCTTCCTGCTCAAGATCAGCGACGGCGCCACACCTCCCAATTACCAGACCGTCGCCGGCCTGCGGACCACGCAGATGTCGATCAACGGCGATACGGTGGTCGTGACCTACAAGGGCTCGGGCGGCTGGCGCGACCTGCTGTCCGGTGCCGGAACCCGTTCGGTTTCGGTCAGCGCGGCCGGCATCTTTCTCGGCAGCAGCGCGGAAAGCGCCGTGCGCGCCCATGCGCTGGCAGGCACGCTCGACGATTATGAACTCTCCTTCGAGGACGGCGAAAAGCTGCGTGGACGGTTTCTGGTCCAGCGGCTCGATTACGCCGGGGATTTCAACGGCGAGCGCAGCTATACGCTCCAGCTGGAAAGCTCGGGACCGGTGGTCGCGGCATGAGCCCGTCCGCCAATTCGCTGCGCGGCGAGTGCGAAGTCGTCATCGCCGGCCAGCGGCACATTCTCAGGCCGAGCTTCGAGCATCTCGTCCTCGCTGAAGCTGAGCTCGGCTCGCTTTTCGCGCTGGTGGAGCGGGCATCGCAGGGCGCGCTCACGCTGGCGGAGATGACCGCGCTGATCTGGCACTGTCTGCCCGAAGACGAACGACCCGATCGCAGCCTCGTAGGGCAAGCGGTCCTCACTATGGGCCTCGTCGCCGCCACCCGGCCGGTGCGCGCAATCCTTGCGCAAGTCCTCCAAGGTGAGACGTGACAGAAACCTTCGCCGAGGCGTCACGACGATGCTGCGCGCTGTCGGCACGGCTGCTTGGCTGGCCACCGGACGAATTCTGGCGCGCGACGCCCGCCGAACTGACGATGGCTTTGGCCGACCCGATCGATGCCGTCGCAGTAGCCCCGCCCAGCCGCGAGACGATCGCCCGAATGATGGAGCGTGACGCCGATGAATGACAATCTCGATGCCCTGGTGATCGACGTGAGGGCAAGCACCGAAGGCTTTGCCGCCGATGTCGAGAATATGCGCCGCTCGCTCGACACGTCGTTGCTCGACGGTTTCGGGCGGGCTGGCAACGTGCTCGAGAACGGGCTGCTGTCCGCCTTGCGGCGGGGCAGTCTGGGCTTTGACGATCTCAGGCGGATCGCCATCCGGGCGCTCGACGAGATCGCGGCCCATGCCCTGCAGTCGGGCATTTCCAGCCTGTTCGGTGGTTCCCGCAATGGTGGCTTGGGAGGCCTGATCGGTCAGTCGCTCGGCGCCTTGCTGGGCCTGCCCGGGCGGGCAACCGGCGGACCGGTGTCACCCGGGCGCGCCTATCTCGTCGGCGAAAGCGGCCCAGAAGTCTTCCTGCCCACTGCCTCGGGCCGGATCGAGCCGGGCAATGCATCCGGCGGCCAGGGACGCGATGTTCGTGTAGCGATCCAGTTGGTCGTCCCTCGCGAAACGGCGGCGCCCACGGCCATGCGCCGCTCGTCGCGGCAGATTGCGAGCGCGGTGCGCCGCTCGCTTCAGCAGGCCTGACTAATACCATCTACCATCTAGCCTTGAGCGCGACTCATGCCTCCCGCCCCGCCTCTAAAGCCCGGCCACCAATGATACCATCAGGCTATGGTGCCCGGATGGGGAGGCGGGCGGGAGGCGCATGGGTTCGCATCAGCGACCCTTGGTATAAGGATAAACCATGGCATTCTGGCTCGCCCACGATCGTCGCGGGCAGGAAAGCAGCTTCATCCAGCGTTTCGATCCGCGCTTCTGGACCGTGAATTTTCCGCGCCCCGCGATGGCATCGGTGATCACGACCGGTCCCGATTCCCTGCAGGTCGATGTCGAACTGCACCATCAGGGCGAACTGGTCGGACTGATCTGGGAGAGCGCGGACACCCTCGATCATCCGCTGCTCTCCTACGATACCGACCGCGACTATTCGCACACCACGCTCAGTTTCCGCTGGCAGTCGGTTGGCGTCATTGCGCTCGACCAGCCGAACGGACCGACCTTGACGATCGAGGGGCGCGATGCCGGGGGCGTCCCGCGGACATGGTATGTCCGGCTCTGGAACTATGCCGAGGGCACGCCGACCGATGCCCGGATCACGCTACCCTTCTCGGCGCTGGAGAGCGGCTACGCACTCCCCGGCGAAGCGGTGTATCCAGAGGATATCGACCGAATGTTCATCTCGCTGGTGGCGCCGGGCTATGTCGCGGGAAGCACCACCCCCCTGCCCCAGCGCTTCAACGGCTCGGTGTCGCTGACCGAGATCAACTGCGACGGCGGCCGGGGGATGCTCGAGATCGGCGACGTGCTGCTGCCGCCGCATGGCGAGCGGATCGCGACCGCCTACGACGATGGCTATAACCAGACCCCGGCACGACTGGTCCGCGGGATCATCGGTCTCGGCTACCGCGACGATGTGGTCCACTATGTCGGCATGAGCCATTTCATGCGGCTCGAACGCGAGGCAAGTGGCAGTGTTTTGGCAACCACGACCGGGCAGATGTGCGACCCGGCAGAGGCCTGGCATCGCAACTATTTCAGTCTGGCACGGGCGGCGGATCTCGAGGTCATCACCTCGCTGTCCTACGAGTTGTTCGACGCCTATTGTCCGGAAGCCTGGAAGCAGCGGACCGCCAGCGGTGCGCCTGCTCTGACAGGCTGGGTGCCGCCCTCCTCACTGCTCTCACCCGCCAATCCGCAAGCCATGGAGTGGCTGTCGGATTGCGCCGCGAGGTTCGTGGCGCTGCTCGAACAGGCCGGACAGCCGGTACGTTTCCAGATCGGCGAACCGTGGTGGTGGGTCACGGCGGTGGGCGAGATCTGCCTTTACGACGATGCCGCGCGGGCAGCTTTCGGCGGGCAGCCACCCGTGATCGCCGATCTGCGCGCGCCGCTCGACGCCGATGCGAAGGCATTGCTCGACGCGGCCGGCGCGCTCCTTGCGCAATCGACTGCCGAACTGGCAGCAGCGGTGCGATCGGCAGCACAGGGCAATGCCGAAGTGCTGCTGCTGGCCTTCACGCCGACCATCCTCGACCCGGCCATGCCCGATCTCAATCGCGCCAATCTGCCGTCGGGCTGGGCCGCCCCCGCCTTCGACCGTCTGCAACTGGAGGATTACGACTGGCTGACCTCCGGCGCCGACGCTGCGCGGCGCAAGGCGTACACAAGCGTCGATGCCCGTCTCGCCTACCCGGTCGCCAACCAGGACTATCTGGCGGGCTTCGTGTTCGATCCGGCGGATGCGGAAGCGTTCTGGACACGGATCGACCGCGGCCTCGATGAGGCTGCCGGACGCGGCATCGCGCGCCGCTATGTCTGGGCGCTGCCACAGGTCAATCGTGACGGGTACACCCGCCTTCCCCCGTTTCCGGAGCAAGCCATGGATGCCTTCGACGATGTGCTTTACCCCTTTGCCCTGGGCAGAAACACTGCGGTCGCACCCGAATTCTCGACGACGATCGCGGTGACTGCATCGGGGCATGAACAACGCAACGCCCTGTGGTCCGATGCGCGGGTGCATTTCGATGTCGGACCGGGGATCCGCTCCGAGGCCGAACTGTCCGAATTGCTAGCATTTTTCCGTGCGCGGCGCGGTCCGGCGCGCGGGTTCCGGATCATGGACCCGTTCGATCACAGCTCCAATGGCATGACCGGAAGCCCGACCATGTTAGATCAGCTGATTGGGACAGGGGACGGCCTGACAGCCGACTTCCAGCTGTGCAAATCCTATGGCGACGGTCCCGACCCGCAGGTCAGGCCGATCACCCGACCGCGCCCGGAAACGCTGTTGGTCAGCGTGGGCGGTGTCGCCACCAGCGCCTGGACCCTGCGTGCTTGCGGGACGATCAGCTTTCATGCACCGCCCCCGGCCGGCGCCGAGATCAGGGCCGGGTTCCTGTTCGACGTTCCAGTTCGCTTCGCAGAGGACCGGATCGACATCTCGGCGGTCAATTTCGCCGCTGGCGAGGCACCTTCAATCCCGCTGATCGAACTGCGCGAGGTAACATGATGCGGGTCTTCTTCGACCGCGAGCTCGATACTGTAGCGACGTTCTGGCGGGTCTATCGCCGTGACGGAGTGATGCTGGCCTTCACCAGCCATGATCGCGATCTGGCATTCGGCGGCATCACCCACCGGTCCGCGCCGGGCATGGTGCCGGCCGCAATCCGTCTGAGTGCCGACATCGCCAACGACAGCGCCGAGGTGGAAGGGGTGCTCAGCCATGCCTCGATCCGCGAGGACGAGCTGGCGGCGGGACTGTTCGACGAAGCGGCAATCGAGATCGGCGCGGTGGATTGGGAGACGCACGAACATCACGTGCTCTACACCGGCGAGATCGGCCGGATCGAGGATGACAAGTCGCAGTTTTCTGCCGAGCTACGATCGGGCAAGCAATTGCTCGAACAGGATCTCGTGCCGCGTACCAGCCCCACCTGCCGGGCCGAATTCTGCGGCCGCGGCTGCGGACTGTCGGCTGTCCGGTTCACGTCGGTGCATCAACTGGCCGAGGTCGATCTCGATGGCAACCGGGTGCGATTCGAGGGCATTATAGCGGCCGACCACATCGACGGGCGGATCCGTTTCCGCGCCGGACCTCAGACCGGCATCCGGTTCGACATCATCGACGTCGACGGCGACTGGCTGCTGCTCGACCGGCCGCTCGTGGCCGGCACGGCCATCGGCACTGCCGCAGAACTGATCCAGGGGTGCGACCACACCGTGGCGACCTGCGCCGGACGGTTCGGCAATGCCGTCAACTTCCGCGGAGAGCCGTTTCTGCCCGGCAACGATCTGCTTTCGCGCTACGGACAGCCATGACTGGGGAGAGCCCCGGTCTTGGGGAGGCAGCGGCGGCTCTGGTGGGCTGCCGGTTCCGGCTGCACGGGCTCGATCCGGCGAGCGGGCTCGATTGCGTCGGTCTCGTATATGCGAGTCTGGTGTCGATGGGACGCCATCCTGTCGCCCCGCGCGGCTATGGTCTGCGCAATCTTTCGATCGATCACTGGCTTGAATTTGCAGAACGATCCGGCCTTGAACCGGCTGGAGAGGGTCCGGGGCCGGACCAGGTGCTGCTGGTGGATCTCGGATATGGTCAGCACCACCTGATGATCTCCACCGGCGAGGACGAGGTCATCCACGCTCACGCCGGCCTGTCCCGTGTCGTGAAGCATCGGCGCGATCCCGCCAGCCGCGTCCGTGCCCGGTGGCAGGTGCGACCAACCTCAAGAGGCTAGACACATGGCGACATTGCTTCTCACCGCGCTCGGCTCGGCCATCGGCGGCCCGATCGGCGGCTCCATCGGGGCGCTGCTTGGGCAACAGGCGGATGCGATGATCTTCGGCGGCGGGACCCGACAGGGTCCGCGCCTGCGGGAACTGAGCGTCAGCAGCTCGAGCTACGGACAGCCGATTGCGCGGCATTTCGGCCGGATGCGGGTTGCCGGATCGGTGATCTGGTCGACCGATCTCGTCGAGAGCAAGCGCAAGCAGAAGGGCCGCAAGGGTCAGCCGTCGACCACGGTCTATTCCTATTCCGCATCCTTTGCCGTGGCCTTGTCGAGCACGCCTGTCGAGCGGATTGGTCGGATCTGGGCAGACGGCAACCTCTTGCGCGGTGCCCAAGGCGATTTGAAGGTCGGCGGGCAGCTGCGGTTCTATCGGGGTTTCGGTGACGATCCGGTCGATCCCCTGATTGCGGCCGACAAGGGGGCGATCGCACCCGCGTTCCGCGATTGCGCCTACGTCGTGTTCGAGGATCTCCAACTCGGCGACTTTGGCAACCGGATCCCGGCGCTGAGCTTCGAGATTTTCGCGCATGGCGGGGACACGAGCGTCTCGCTCGCCAGGCTGGTGCCGGGGGCGATCACCGAGACTGCCGACACCATCGAGCACATTCGCGGCTTCGCCGACGAAGGCGGCGCACTTTCGTCGACACTGTCAGTGATCGATCAGGTGATTCCGCTGGTCTGCACATCGGGCAGGGACCGGCTGCGGATCGCGGCAAGGTCGAAAGTGGCAAATGCCGTCCTTACGCTGCCAGCGCAATTGTCCTTCAACAAGCGCGACACGCAGGACGGCCGGCACCGGCAGCGCGCGGGGCTCCCGGCGCGCGAGGCGACCGCGCTGCGCTATTACGACGAGGGCCGCGACTATCAGCCCGGGGTGCAACGGGCGCTCGGCACGCGTCGCTCCGGGCGCGAATCGATGGTTGAACTTCCCGCAACCATGAACGCGAGCGGCGCCCGGCAGTTGGCCAACGAGCGCGCCAACCGGGGGCGCTGGCAGCACGAGACGATCCTCTGGCGCGTCGGCCAGCTCGACCCGCGCCTGCAACCGGGCGAGGTCGTGCGGGTGCCGGATTCGCCCGGCCTGTGGTTCGTGCGGAGCTGGGAATGGTTTGACCGGGGCATCGAACTTGCGCTCGAACGTCTGCCGCCGAGCATGATGGCCGCGCCGCCCAGCGATCCCGGGTCGGCAAATCCGCCATCAGATCAGGTCCTCCCACCCACCAGCCTTGCCGTATTCGAAGTCCCGGCCGACGCCAACGCCGGGACCACGACGCCGATCCTGTTTGCGGCCGTCTCTGCCGCAAACAGCGCCTGGCGGGGTGCGGCGCTCTACCGGGTGCAGGCCAGCACGCTGATCCCGCTCGGCACTTCGGGCACTGTCCGGGCCATCATGGGCGTGCTTGCCGAACCTCTGCCGCCTTCGTCCGCCCTGCTCTTCGAGCCCGGTGGCAGCCTGCTCGTCGATCTTGTCGCGGATGACCTTGCCATTACCGACAGCGACCTCGAGGGGCTGGCGATGGGAGCCAACCGCTTGATGGTGGGCGGCGAGGCCGTCCAGTTCGTGCGAGCCGTTCCGATGAGTAACCGGCGTTGGCGATTGGAGGGCCTGTTGCGCGGCCGTGGGGGCACGGAGCCGGAGGCCGCAATGGGACATACGGCGCAGTCGGCTGTGGTCCTGCTTGATGATAGCATCGTGCCGCTCAACCCTGCCGAAGTCCCGCCGATCCCCTCCACCCGCATTGCCGCAATCGGAACCGGCGATGTCGAAGCCGTCATTGCATCGCTGGCCAATGCGGGTCTGTCGCGCAGGCCTCTGACGCCGGTGCACCCGCGCCTTCAGATCGGTCCTGATGGCACCTGGACCTTGTGCTGGACGCGGCGCGCGCGCGGTCAATGGCGTTGGGACGATGCCGTCGATGTTGCGCTGGTCGAAGAACAGGAGGCCTATCTGGCCGGCTTCGGCCCTCTCGAAGCGCCCTTCGCCGTGTGGACACTCAGCGAAGCCCGGCTTGAGCTCGCGCCCGCCGAACGCGCCGCCCTCGTGTCAAACCATGGGTCTGGCGCTCTTTGGGTGAGGCAGATCGGCACTTTCGACCATTCGCATCCGCTACTTCTTGCCGAACTCGGCTGACTTCTTGGAGCTTCGCATGACCGCACCGATGGCCTTTCCCGCCAGCACCCCCAACGCCGGACTTCCGCTGCTGTTCGCCGGGCAGGCGCAGAAGGAATTCTTCGTCAATCAGGCGCTCGCCATTCTCGATGCCCTGGTGCCGCGCGCCGTCCTCGCATCGCAGTCCGCACCGCCTGCCGATCCTGCCGAAGGGGCCTGCTTCCGGGTGGCAGGCGCAGGCTCGGGGGCATGGGCCCTCAAGGATGATCACCTCGCCATCCATGTCGGCGGAAGCTGGCACTTCATCGCACCGGTGGAAGGAATGATGTTGTTCGACAGAACCGCGGGAAGCTGGATGTGCTTCCGCTCGGGATGGCACAGCGCACCGCCCCCGCCACAGCCTGCCGGAGGCACCGTGATCGATGTCGAGGCGCGGTCGGCCATCATTCAGCTGGTGGAGAGCCTGCAGGCGATCGGCCTCGTCGCTCCGGCTGCTACCTGACGGGTCGCCGATAGGCAAAATCGACAGCTTTCCGCCCTGCGCAAGTCGCTTGTCTTTATGGGATGGCCCGCCCCTTTTCCCCGGCATCGGTTATGGTGTCGGTGCTTGAGAAGGAAAGGAGCGGACCGATGAGTTGTGATCCTTGGGATTGATCTGGGCAAGAATGTCTGCAGCGTGGTGGGCGTCGATGCCGCCGGTGCGATTGTTGTGCGCAAATCGATGCGTCGCCAAACGCTGATCGAC